CAATTCGAGTGCGTTGAAATAGCGCACCCGAGCTTGAGTCAGACTTATCGGTTTGTCAGAAACTCAGGTAGAAACGGCATCAACGTTGATCATAATGACGGCTCAGGTGTGTTTAATTACAGCTACCTACCCATGAAAATTACACCGAAATCGAGAGAGAATAATCTTGATTTCGGATTGACCGTAACGGTCGGTGATGTTGGCGAAACATTAGCTGAGGAGATTCGAAGAATCGAATCTGATGGAACTTACAGTACTCCACCAACGCTAACTTATAGGACTTATCGAAGCGATAACCTGACAGCTCCGATGTACGGGGCGTTCGTTTTCAATGTTTACAACATTAACCTTGATAAAAAAGGTGCTTCATTAGACTGCGCTACAAGAAAACTTAATACCTTAAAAACAGGTGAGTTTTACGATCCGACTAGCGGAGAATACGAAATAGTGAAGTCATTTATATGATACCGAATGAAATGTACGCAAAGGAATATGACGCTCAGAATTACAATTGCGTTCATTTCACATGCGACATATGGAAAATTTTAACAGGTGATGATATTTCAGAATTGTTGCAAATATTCGTACCTAATGTGGGAATGACTGACAGCTTTTATAAAAACCCAAAGCGTCGATTTTTTAAAAGGGTTAGTCAACCTCAATCACCTTGCTTAGTCCTGATAACCGATCAAATCGCAAACCCGCACATAGGCGTTTATTTCAACGGCGGTGTGATTCACATAGGCAGTCGAATAGGCGTTAAGTTTGATAGGCTCAAGGACATCACATGCAATTTCTCAAGAGTAAGGTTCTATGTCAAAAATAACCTTTATTGAATCAACGTTAAACCCTGAAGAATGGGATGTCGTTGAATCCGATAGCATTCTGGAAACATTACAGAGTCGTTACGATAGCTTCCCACAATATGCTCGAATATTCGCTGGCGCTGTAACCTTAGAGAATGATGTCACCCCGAGAACACCGGAGGATATTGACGCTCTCGAATCCATCAACGATGACTTTTACGTTGTACATGATGTCGCTGACCCCATCACAGCAGTAGTTGCCATTGTCGCCGTAGTAGGCGCTGTCCTTTACACCAAATCTCAGGTTCCCGATGTCCCCGAGGTGAATAGTGTAAAGAACTCATCAAGGGCTACCAGCCCTAACAACGAACTTGGTCAACGGCAGAACCAAGGGCGACCCACCGGCAGAGTGCCTGACATCTACGGTCGAGTTAAGGCTGTGCCCGATCTTCTGACCAACTCATATACCACTTATGACAACAACATCGAACATGAGCACAGCTTTCTCGCTATCGGTCGAGGTTACTACAACATAAATGCCAATGAGATATTTGAAGACACCACTCAAATTGACACCATCGACGATTACACATGCGTTCAATTCAACCCTGCAACGGCACCCAACTTTTGGATTGATAGCGCTTCTCCGCTAACGGGTATATTCGGTTACGAACATAAGGGTTCTAAAAACGACCTGAGGGAGATAGCTGAAGTTTATGATGTATCCAGCGTCACGGGGCAAACCCTAATACCAAGCAATTTTCACACATATGTCCCCGAGACTGATTCGAACCTGACCGACCCCGAGCGAGGCTTCATATTCATTCATCCGAATATCATCGCGACCATCGGTAGCCACGATGACGACATTCAAAGCGGTGAAAAGCGGATACCTGCTGGTATATTTAGCAAGCTCTACAAGGCCGGTGATGAGATAACTTTGTCCAACACTGATGTGGATACCGGTGGAGCCAATTTCGATCTTGACGGCACATACACGGTGGACAGCGTTTACCAAAACATTTTAACTGAGGCTAACTCGCAATTCACCCCACCGGCTGCCGGTAACAGTGTTCAGATAACCAACATCTTGTATCTCTCAAACCCTGAGCTGGTTAACGCCAACTGGAGTAACTTGATAAGCTCAACGCTGAATGCTGGGACTATCACGCTTGATAGCGGCGACCTCACGGGAGACAACTCTGACTACGGTTACGATGAGTCCACAACTTCTCAAATTGTTAACGACAGTGCGAATTACTTTGTCGGCGTAAGTTCCTCTGAAACAGGCTTCCGAATGGAGCGCGACGTTAACCGGATCGTTTGCAACTACGTTGCTCAGAACGGCATACGAGGCTCTAATCAGAATGGCGAATACTCATTCGATGTGACCATTCGAACCACGGTGGACTTGTTCGATGAAAACGATGTATTCCAGAACAGGATTCAGCAAGACGTAACCCTTGAAGGAACCTCTGACGGCGCAAGTAAGGGGGTGACCAACGAGATAAATTTATTCGGCACCTTCCCCATTGTGAAAGTGTTCAGTCACCGATTAACCTCGAGCATTCTGGAAGAAGGAAACCAAATACAAGATGTCGTTAAATGGCGCGATATGTTCGGTTTGAAACGCTTAGGTTCAAGCGATAGGTTTGCGAATATAACAACCTTGGCAGTTAGAGTTGCTGCTACACCATCAGCATTGAAGGTTAAAAATCGCAGCTTGAATATGTGGGTACAAAGAGCATTGCCCATTCATCAAACAAGCGGCACTACGGAAACAACTTTCACACACCCTACGACAGCATTAAACCCTAATCCAAATAACAGATTCAGTAATGTCATTATCGACATGACCAATGATCCCTACATAGGAAGAGGTAATTACACTCAAAACCTTGATTTACAAAACCTTTTTGATACCGAAGTCGATATAAGATCGTATTTCGGAATAGATCGAACGTCATCATTCAATTTCACCTTTGATAAAAACGATATGGTGTTTGAAGAAATGGTGTCGGCGGTAGCTAGGGCGGTATTCTGCCAAGCCTATCGAGAAGGTGAGAAGATATTATTCAGGTTCGACAAAGAAGGTCTGACCAAAAGACTGTTGTTTAATCACAGAAACAAGCTACCGAATAGCGAAAAAAGATCAATCAAGTTTGCCAACGATAATGACTTCGATGGTGTTGAGATTGAATATATTGATGAAGATGATGGTATTACCAAAAGCGTAAAGATACCTGAAAACGCAACACTGTTTAAACCAAAAAAGATTTCCTCTGTAGGTATACTGGGGAGAGCGCACGCTTATTTCCACGCTCACCGAGAGTTCAATCGAATCAGATTCCAGAGCACCACGGTACAATTCACCGCAACTCAGGAAGCGGCAACACTCATCGAAAACGATTTGATATTAGTTTCAGATAACACTAGAGCTGTGACAATTGACGGTGAAGTCAGAGCTTATGACTCGCTAACTTATACGCTATCGCAACCGATAAAAACAAAATTTGAAACGATAAGTGGTGTGGAAGTTGAAAACCCAATTATATCAACACCTGCGACGCTGTTTATCCAAATGCCAGACCAAACCATTGAGTCTGCGACAATAACCAACATAGCCGAGCAAGCAGTAACAGTTAGCACACCTCCCTCACAATCACCGGTCACAGATTCGAGTAAATTCGCTAGAACGACTTATCAAATAGTTGAGGCTCAAGACACACCTATAAACGAATTTCAAGTTACTAAAATAAGCACATCTGACAATTGGACGTTCAATATCACGGCGGTTAACCATACACCGGCAATTTATTCGAATGACTTAGATTTTATTAATGGCGTAATTAACGCTGATGGTGAAACGTTATGAGCGTAAAAATAGAATGGTTAAACACACTTACAACGGCAACTGAGTATCGTGTTTATCGAAATTCAGTATCTGGTACAGCAGGAACTCTGATAGCAACCCTACCAGCAGGAAGCACTGAGTACACCGATGCAGCGCCGCTGACCAATGAAAATTACTACACAATATCAGGGCTAGTGGACGGGGAAGAGATATTCGGAGCGCAGTTACACGTCATAGGTGGTGATAATTGGGACATAGCTGACCTGAATGCGGTAACGGGAACCACAAGCTATGAATACGATGTTAGTCAATCAGGAACCATGCAAAATGATTCTGCCGGTGCGGTAACTGATGGTGATTTAACTGCCCACATTAATAGAACCGATGCAGTCACGGCGGGTCGATTGGCTACCACCCTATCCGCTCAAATGCCAATCTATCGTTCCAACAACGCAACGGCTTGGCTCGAGTTTGATGGTGTTGATGATATTTATACTGACCAATCGAACACCAACGACGGGATCATGGAGAATAAGCACTCAAGTTTATTTTCAATCAACATGACGCCGCTCGATGTGGCGACGCACGGCTTGGTTGTAGCGCCTAACGTAATATTCGATTTTGACCGAGTGGGTGACGAATCCTATTTCAAATTGGAAATGCTCGGAACCAACACTAGCGGCGGGTTCAAGCTTAGAACTCAGTCACAAAGGAATAGTACTATTACCGACCCATTCCTAACTTTTGACGACACAACTACCCGACCTAATTACACACCTATCACCGTCTGGATGGATTGGAACGGCGGCAACATTAAGGTTTATCGCGGTTTCGAAAAGGTGATAGATTCAACCTATTCGATCATCGAATCCAATACCGAATCCGGTAGTGCTTCAGTAATGCGCTTTATGGGTAACACCGCTTGTCGATTCTATGGCATGGTTATCTCAAGCAGGGCTTCGGCAGGGTATCAAGAAGGCGAGGTCAATTCGCTAATATCCTACATGATGAGAAAATTCCACGGGAGAACTTGATATGCCAATCAGAATAACATGGGACAAAGAGACGCTTGGCGTCATTGAGTATCGAATATACAAGGATACGTCACCCATCAATACCGCATCCCCGCCAGCACCCCTAGCCATACAAAGCGCTAACGATGCAGCAACTTATATTGATACCGCTGTTGTTGACGGAACCACATATTACTATCGAGTAAGCTTCACAGCAGCAGGAGCCGTGGAAACCTTCAGCAATGAAATAGTGTTCGTCGCTGAAACATTTAGCCCATCCAACATCATTGGAACCAATAAAGCGATATGGATTGAGGCGACTGAAGTTGCTTCATTCTATGACGCATCGTTGACCCAATTGACCAACTTATCTCAAGCCGAAGGTTCGGAAGGCATTCGTATCGGGCAAGTGGATAACCTAGCACCTCTTGGTGGTAATCTGACACCAACTTTATCCGGTAACCCCCGATTAGCTTACGACGGTAAGCACGCATTTATAGCCTTTGCTGGCCAACAAGAAAACCTCAGAATCAATAACACTGACGTTATACAGAGTTCAGATTATGCCTTGGTGGCAATCACCGGTAAAAACTTCGAAGCTTATTTTGATGGTGTGGGTAATAACACAGGAATCATAGATTGGTTATTTCGAATCGGGGAAAACGGGATATTCTTCAATGCGACTGACACCGTATCACCTCAATTTGCCGTTAAGTTTGAAAACACATTGCTCGATTCTGACGTTCCAATTCGCTTCCCCGAGATGAAGCCGCTGATA